CCTAATGCTTTCGCTTCTTTGGAATAAATGCCTTTTCTTTTTGCCAACTGGTCTGCTCTAATGCCCGCAGAAAATCTTTGTGATGCAGCTAAATCATATAAGTTTTCAACAGTTACATCTCTTGTTAATTTGTTGGTAATAAATTCAATTGCGACTGCGATTTCAGAAGCAATTGTTTTATTCATAATATCTTTAGGGTCTTTTCTTTCAAATTTTCCACTACCATTAATTAATTTATACATCTTTTCCAGATAAGGTGTTAAATCACTTACATCTTTTGGATTCTTCTTAACAAATGATTGTATGCCACTTGCACCTAACCATTCTTTATCACCAGAACCTTTTTTAGGTAAAACATCTTTCAAGTTTTTGAATCCATCACGAATCGTTTCTAATTTTTTAATACCTGAATTATCCGTATTGTAAATAATCCATTGATAGTTTTCTGTACCAATAGAACCAAAACGAGCACCTGCACCAGGCGCCTCAATCTCTAAACGGAAACCACCAGTATCAGTTTTACTTTTAATTCTTCCAACAAGATAGTTTTTCTCAACAATCTGTTTTTTCTTTTCATCATACAAATCTACTGCAAAATGTATCTTCACATCTAAGTTTGTAGGACCAAGTTCTGTTTTAATAAATCTAGCCGTCTTTGTGATATTAGAACCTACTGCATTTTCTTCAGAAACATGAACTGTGGCACCAGGAGCTTTTAGTGACACAGGAAACAAATCTTTTTTCAAATATAAATCATAAATTATTTTATTCAATTCTGCAACCGCACCTGCTGTATATGGTGCGGGAGAACTGGCAGTTTGTCTTGCTTTAGCAATTAACGATTTTAACTTTTGTTTTCCTTGTGTGGAGAAAATCCAAACATCACCTGGATTCCATTTATCTTTATCTACTGCACGACTGAATCCATATTTCTGTTTTACTTTTTCAGCAAGAATCGTAAAAACTTCTTGTGCATTTAAATCTTTAGGTACTTCGTCTGCCCGCATTGCTTCATAGTTTTTTCCATTGCCCGGTTTAACAACAGAGAAAAACTTATCCATCTGTTTAATTAATCTATCATGCCAACCATTTACAACTAAAAATGGTATTGCTAAATGAAGGCGAGAAGTAAACGCTTTATCATTGTTTTGTGTTTCAACATATGAATAAATGCCAACTTTTTTTGTCCATGCATCCAGTTGCTGTTTAGTTGTAATTGTTTTCCAAATTTGTGGAGAATAATTACTTAACTTATCTTCTGCCTTTAGAGCAAAATAATAACAGAAAAACGCTTCAGAGAAAACTTCAACTTCTTTACCACCTACTGTGCCGCTTTCACCACCTTCATCTTTTTTAGTAGGTTGACCACCAAAATCAACATCTTTAACAATGTATTTTAATGATGTGGTGAATGTCTTTGTGCCTAGTTTTGCGGTTAAAGTGTTTGTTTTTTCGTCCCACTTTATACCTTGAACCGGAGTTAAATTGTTTTTTCCGTCATTTAAAAGAAATGGAGATTTGGCTTTGATTTTCAAATCAAAGATTTTTTTTCTAGGTTTACCCTTGAAAGGTCCTGAACCAGCAGGCTTGGCAATATCGGCAGGTGTCATAGTTTACTATTTATGTCTACCGAATAATGTCAAGTTCTTTGTCGCCTGTCCAGACTTCAATCTCCGAACGCAATCTTCCTTCAGTCTTTAGATTGTCATATCTTGACTGTGATTTCTTCTTCCACCACTCTATAATCGATTCCAGATAGTGTTTGTCATAGTTCTCTTTGTCTGGTATCAACTTATCTGTTCTTCCCATAACTACATCGGTAAAGTTACTGAATCCATAGTTTGAGGCATAATACCGTTTCTTTTCTGTCAACAATAAGGCATTTTCAATCGTTTTACCGAACTTCTCACCTTCAGGTGTTCCTTTGAGTGCCACTTTAGTCATTGAAATAATGGCATTAGAAATTTTCAATTTGCGAGAAGATGCATCGGCAGGCACAAACTCACCTACAATACCTTCAACATAATTTTTCAAATCTTCATATGGTTTGCCATGCATCATTGGAAGAAAATTAGAATCGGTAAGTCCTTTAAATCTTAACAGAGGTTTCATGCCATCATATTGTGAAGAAGATTTCGAACTACCATAAAGACTGGTGGTTTCAAACAAACAAGTATTCATACCATACTTCTTGTTGAGCATTTCACGGATTTCATGTGAACAACAAATGGCTGCCAATAATTTACCACCTAGATAATTGAAACCAAATGGTTGAGCAGGCACAATCACAAAACCCATAATCGAGGTGTGATTAAATGCTTTAGAAGATTCTGGTGTTTGTGTGAATACACCATCAAGCATTTCATTGCGAGGTTTCATATTGATAACAGGAGAACCTAGTCGAATGAAACCAACCCACTTCTTTGTTTTCTTTTCTAAGATTGCCAATCTCAAACAACGGCCAGGAATACTGGTCATATTTGAGTGTGATGAAATCATATTGAGATAAATGTCCCAAGTATCTTGTGGCAATTCAACAAGTTCAAATTGCATGTCACTTGGGTTAATTGAGAAATCTGAAAACAAATCATCTTCAGGTCCCATACCTGGTAATCCAGGTGGTCTTTCTGAAAGACTATTCAGTTTTTGGTCACGAATGTAATCATCGATTCTTTCAAATCGGTCAAAATAATTTGAGAATACACTCGCACAATGTATCGCTTGGTCTTTTGTCAAACTCATACCTTGATGCCATCGAACTTCGCATTTAAGTTTCTTTCACGACCACCAAAAGTATTTAATGGTGGTGTGTCATCATCTTGTCCTGCATCAGCAAGACCTTCTTGTGCAGTTTGTTCTGCATCATACAAACGCATTTTTGTTCTATCAATACCGACAACAAATCGTTTGTAATAGTTGGGGTCAGAATAACGATTCTTCAATTGTTTAACGAGAATTTGATTTAGACCTTCAAGTTCTTCATTTGATACAAGTGCAAACATAAAATCGGCAGTTGCAGGCAAACCAAAAGATTCTGAAGTATCTTCAAGACCTGGATCCGAATTACTGAAACCAGAACGAGTTGTTTGAGTTGCTGAAACAACAGGTAGTGCAAACTCAACGGCAAGACCACGAAGTTCTTCTGCAATAGATTTAATATATGTGTAACTGTTCACATTACCACCAGGTTTAATTCTTGATGACGAACAAATGTTTAGATAGTCAATGAAGATAATAGTTGGTTTAAAGTTCTTTTTCAAACGCAATTCATTTAATAATGCTCTGAAATGTAAAACAGAGGCACTTGCAGTCGGATATTCTTTGATGATGAGTTTACCTTGTGTTTTAGATTTCAACACATCAAACTTTCTTTCATAATCACCACGACTGATTGTTTGTAATTCATTCAAATCAATATTTAGCAAATTAGCATCGATTCGTTCCGCAATCTTTTCTTCTGCCATTTCAAGTGTGATATACAACACATTATGACCTTGACTGATACAACTTGCGGCCACATGGCACATAAACAAGGATTTACCAACACCTGTACCCGCAAGGGCAATATTCAAAGTTTTGATTGGCAAACCACCTTTTGTAATCTTGTTAAAGATATCAAGGTCAAAACGAACACGGGTTTCTACACGATGATAGAAATCATATCGTTCTTCAAAGTCTTGCATGTAATCGTGGCCAACATTACTGTCAAAAGATACACCAAGTGCATCTGCAAGTAATTGTGGAATTTCACCTTTGGCCTTTTTGCCATTCTTATCATCAAGAATCGATACAGATTCCATAATGGCATTGTAGATTGCTTTATCTTGACAAAACTTTTCTGTCTGTTCGGTCAACCATTGCAGTTCAACCTTATCATCTTTTGTTTGTTCGATATCTCTGAGAAGTTCAATCGATTCTTTTACTTGAGGTTCAGTAAGATTTGTTTTCTCTGTAATGTTGATTACGAGAGATTCGTGTGTTGGAAGATTCTTGTATTTGTTTACGAAATCATAAACTTCTTTGAATACAAGTTTTTCGGTTTGGTCGGAGAAATATTCTCCCTTTATA